AACATCAACCGCTTTCACCAAGTCATGAAGATGTGGGGTAAGTGTAGGCAGAACTATGCGGCTAAAGAGGAGACTGATACTGAGGTAGCAAAAGAGTATGCGAGGATAGGAGGACACGCAGCAACAGGACATATAGTCAGAGTAGCAGAGGAGAATGGACTCTTTGGTAGTGGTGATTTATTGTGGCATAGCAATGAGAGTGGTGACATAGCCTTTACACCTGGCGTGGCACTACTTGGGGATCACGGTATGACTAAGAGTGCTACTGGATTCATGGTGACATCGCCCTACTACTATAGCCTTAGTGAGAGTATGCGTAGTGAACTGGATGAGATGGTGCTCGTGCATAACTTTCAGGAGGGTAAGATAAATGTCAATGATGAGAACAACGTAGTATATAAAAACATGTGCCCAGAACCAGAGACTGAGATACCTCTGGTGATACAGTCTCCTGCGGGGATCAAAGGACTACACTTCCCATACAATACAACCACACGTATCAAAGACTATCCTATAGAGGAGTCAGTAAGATTATTAGAAGAGATAAAATTTAAACTCACACAATATTATTATGACTACTGGTGGGAGAATGACGATGACCTGCTGATATTTGATAACAGTATCGTCCAACATAGAAGGCTAGGTGACACTACAGATAGACTGTGCTACAGGTATCAGTTTGACTATAGCTATCTACAGTATAAGGTGACAGGTAAACCATACATGCCATACTTTCAAGAACCATACATCAGTAGATACAAAAAGAAGATGGGAGAGATCTCAAAAGTCTTTCCAGTATTCGGATATCCACCCCCATAAAATTAAAAATTATGCTATAAATATTGGTGTACGCTTCGGGTACACAAACTAACGACGCTTAAGGAGGTCACCATGAACATTCAAAGATATAGTGCTGCCGATTTACCATCACTATTTGAAAAAATTTCTAAGAATAGTATAGGAATGGATGAGTACTTTGACTCATTCTGGAACGCAACACCAACAAACTATCCACCCTATAACTTAATCCACGAATCAAATGTACTATCCAGATTAGAGATAGCACTAGCAGGATTCAAGAAAGATGAAGTCAAAGTCTACACAGAGTATGGTAAACTCACAGTAGAGGCACAGAGAGAAGATAAGACAGAGACAGGAACCTATGCTCACAAAGGCATAGCAGCTCGTTCCTTCTCAAGACAGTGGTCAATGAGTGATGACACCGAGGTAGGTGATGTCACATTTGAGGATGGACTACTCACAATATCACTGAAGAAAGTAGTACCAGAACACCACGCAAGGAAGGATTACATCTAACCTACATAAGGGGGATTGACAAATGTCGGTTCCCCTTTTATAATATATGCATACATGATCTTGCCATGATAGACGAAAGTAGAATTAAATTAGTATTCACGAGAGATGGAGATAACATCATCTGTGACCTACAAGAAGCAGTAAATAAAGAGACTGGAGAGAGACAGGCATACATCCTAACCATACCATATAAGGTAAGGATTACTGAAGATCCTGACACACCTGTGAACATGGAAACATTTGAAGATCAGGAAGTTAAGATCAGATACACACCATGGAATCCATTCACCATTGATCAGAAGATTGCTATCGTACCTGACTATGTGATCTCTGTAATGGAACCATCACCTAGTATCTTACAGACATATCTTTCTAACGTGAGATCAAAGTCTGGAGATCAAGGTGCTCCTGTAACACCTACTGAGGTTGTATGATCAAACTATTAATGCTGAGAACTGGTGAAGAAGTTATATCTACAGTTAAAGAGATAGTTGATCCAGAGACAGAGAAACCATTAGGTTATCATTTACATAAACCATTCCGACTTGACATCGTTGACCAGTCACAAGGTCAGGGGTATCAGTTGGAGTGGTTTCCTTGGGCACCTCTAAGTAAAGATAAAGATTTTTATTTACCAGGTAGTCACGTAGTCACAGTGTATAATCCACTGGACGCACTCGCTACACAGTATGTCTCTGCTATAGATGAAGAGAGATATGATGCTAACTTCAAGAAGCATGAAGAGAGATTCAATCTCAGTTATGAAGAGCAGGATCTAGATGAGATGTTTAAAGAAGCACAGAAAATTATGAACGAGGATGAGGAAACTAAACCTGTATGATGTATACGACAACGTAGTCTTCTCATATAAAACAGATCATAAATTTCACGGTGCTAAACGTATCACAATAGAAGCACCTACAGTACTTAAAAAAATTGTAGTAGAATATCCTGCTAAGATTAATGATGAGTTTGGTATCGTAGCATTCGATCAACCCATAGATAATCCACTATACTATAATCATATCCCTCAACCCTTTCCACTGTTTGTAGGTGAGACTAGGACGTTTGATCATCTCATGTTCAACGGTCCTGATTACTTTAAGATAAGGGTTGACGAATATCGTCCATGGATGTATATTGGTAACGTATATAACAGTGGTCTTGATATCGTTCCTGTCTACAAATACTACAGACAACAGAACGACTTACATAAATTAGAAACATTATGGAAACGCAACTCCTCCTACTAAAGTCAGGTATCTACCTGATTACACAGATCGAAACTTTAGATGAGGAACCCGCTGCTCATCTGGTACAACCATATCGTATCAAAGATGATGGCACTCTGGAACCTTGGCCATTACATACAAATGATGAAGATGTATTGATATATTCAGATACTATTGCTACAATCTTAGAACCAAAGGAGGAGATCCTCAAGAAGTATAAGATGGTGACTAAATGAATTCGTTCTACACGAGTGTAAATTTAATAGGTAACAATCTATTCTACATAGGATATGAGAATGGTATACGTATCCAACGTAAGTTTAAATTCTCTCCAACTCTCTATGTTGTAAGTAACAAACCAACCAAATGGAAGACACTAGATGGTAGGTATGCTAAACCCATCCTGTGTGAAACTGTGGGTGAAGCACGTGACTTTAAAGACAAGTACAAAGACATAGAGAACTTTGAGGTACATGGTTATGATCGCTTCCTATATCAATATATTTCTCAGGAGTTCAAAGGAGAAGTCGACTACGATTTCAAGACTCTCAAGACTACATCACTTGATATTGAAGTCGCATGTGAAAATGGCTTTCCTAACGTACATGAATGTGCGGAACAGTTACTGGCGATCACAGTACAAGATCAAACGACTCGTAAGTTTAAAGTATTCGCGACGAGGGATTATACTCCGTCTCGTAGGGACGTTGAGTTTATATATTGTGACGATGAGAAATCTTTGCTACGCAAGTTCCTCTCTTATTGGGAGACTGAGTTCCCAGATGTTCTTACAGGGTGGAATGTCGAGCTTTATGACGTACCGTATATCTGTGGTCGCATTGAACGTCTCTTTGGCGATAGAGAAGTTAAGAGGATGTCACCGTGGGGAATTGTCAGACAAGATGAAGTAGAAATAAAGGGACGTTTAAATATAAGATACGATCTACTTGGGATCAATGTACTAGACTACATGGATCTGTACAAGAAGTTTACTTACACAAACCAAGAGTCATACAGACTAGATCACATTGCTAATGTGGAACTTGGTAAGCGTAAGTTAGATCACAGTGAGTATGAAAACTTCAAGGACTTCTATACTAAAGATTGGCAGAAGTTTATTGACTACAACATCATTGATACGGAACTTGTCTTACAATTAGAAGACAAGATGAAGTTGATAGAACTTGCTGTTGCCCTAGCATACGATGCTAAGGTTAACTTCAAGGATGTATATTATCAGGTGAGGATGTGGGACACATTGATCTACAATTTCTTAACTGATAAGAACATTGTGGTACCTCCTGCTAAGAGACAGGAGAAAGATAAAAAATACGCAGGAGCATATGTTAAACAACCGATACCTGGAAAGTATGATTGGGTGGTTTCTTTTGACCTTAACAGTCTGTACCCTCATCTCATTATGCAATACAATATTTCCCCAGAAACCCTCTGTGAGGAACGCCATCCCTCTGCTACTGTTGCGAGGTTCCTAAAGCAAAAGGAAGAGATAGATCCTAGGTTTGCTACGTGTGCTAACGGTGCTCAGTATCGTAAAGACGTACATGGATTCTTACCTGAGATGATGCAGAAGATCTACGATGAACGTGTACAAAGTAAGAAGCTTATGCTTATGGCAAAGCAAGAGTATGAGAAGACACCTACTGCTGAACTAGAGAAGAGCATCAGTAAGTACAACAACATACAGATGGCACGTAAGATTCAGTTGAACTCTGCCTATGGTGCTATTGGCAATCAGTATTTTAGGTACTATAATTTAACTAATGCCGAAGCAATTACTTTATCAGGTCAGGTTTCGATTCGTTGGATTGAAAACAAAGTAAATGGTTACTTGAATAAACTGTTAAATACAAGTAAGAAAGATTATGTTATCGCTAGTGATACAGATAGTATCTACTTGTGTTTAGACAAGTTAGTTACCACAGTTTATGGTGATAAAGATGTTAGTCAAGAGAAGGTCGTCGACTTTCTTGATCGGGCATGTAAGGATAAGATAGAACCTTTTATCGACAGATCATATCAAGAGTTAGCACAGTATGCTAATGCTTATGAACAGAAGATGTTTATGAAGCGTGAGAACATTGCTAGCAGAGGTATATGGACTGCCAAGAAACGTTACATACTCAACGTGTGGGACAGTGAAGGTGTTCGCTATGCTAATCCTAAACTAAAAATGATGGGCATTGAAGCAGTGAAGTCATCGACTCCTGCCCCATGTCGCAAAGCGATTAAAGACGCACTGAACATAATGATGACAGGTGAGAAAGAAGAACTCATAGAGTTTATAGACAACTTTAAAACAGAGTTCAATTCTATGCCACCAGAGGACATCGCATTTCCGAGGTCAGTCAATGGACTACGCAAATTCAAATCAGACACAGACGTGTATTCAAAGGGATGCCCGTTACATGTTCGTGGATCTCTCTTATATAATTTTTATGTCTCTCAGAAGGAACTGGAGAACAAGTACCCTCTCATTCAAGAAGGAGAAAAAATAAAATATATTTA